CGGGGTAGCAGACCTCGCCCAGGTAAGTGCCCAGGGCGTCGAGCTGGTATCCCTCCCCGGCCGCGATCTGCTTCTTCAGCTTGGCCATTGCGCGGGCGGACAGCCTCCAGGCGCCGCCCATGTGGATGATGATCCGCATCAGTAACGCACCACCGGGCGGATCAGGACTTCGACCGCCTGGGAGCCGTCCGACAGCGTCTCCTCCAGCACGGTCACGCTGTGCTCGCCGTCCAGCAGATCGTGGTCAGCGATGCCCATGCCCTGGAGGCGGGCCATAACGGCCCGCAGCTCCCCAACGGTGGACACGGTGAAGCGGTCGAGGGCGATCACCTCGTGAGCTAAACGGTTTGCCATGTCAGGCCTCCTTCGCCGCTGGGCGGCAGTAGTAGAACAAACTGTAATGAATGTTATTGCCGTTACCCTGGGCCTCGACGCTGCGCTCGGTGTCGATCCACTCCAGCAGCCCGGCAGTGACCAGACCGTGGGCGGCGTGGAGGCGGCGGGCGCCATACTTGACCTTGCCGCCGCCGTGGGCGCGGCCCCAGGCCGTCTCGACGCAGATGCGGTTGAAGGGGGAGGCGGCCAGCTCCGCCAGGAGCTGGTTCTGGTATTTGCCGGGGGTGAAGGGGCGGGCCATTAGCAACGCTCCTCGACCTTGGCGGCCAGGGCGTTGGCGCCCTTCAGGAGGGCCTCCGTCGCCTCGTTGGCGCTGTAGTCGTTGATCACCTCGTAAGGCTCGTTGCCGTAAACGAGGAACACCTTGCCGACGTAGGTGCCGTCAGCGGTGCGGAACGCGAGGTAGTCCTCGTCGGTGGTGCGGACCGCCGCGATGATCTGGCCCAGCTTGGTGGACCGCTTCACGGTCCACTCCTCGCCGTCGCACACCGACACGGTGTAGCCCAGGGCGAGGGCGTCCTTCACGATGCGGCGGATGATGGACAGCTCCAGCTTCAGGCGGTGCTCATTGGTCATGGTGTGGTGCCTTTCGGGGCCAGCGGTTCAACGAGAGCCAGAGATAGGACTGTGGCGCCCGTGGTGCAAGGTCCGTCCAGTGCAATCACGGTTATGTGATTGGGCCTCGGTGCGGGGGTGCCCCATCTTGCACAGGACGGATCAACCCCGTCAGGAGAGAACATGCCGCCCGCCCGCCAAAAACCCATGATATCGGTGGCCCGCGCCGCCGAGATGCTGGGTATTCCGAAGCGCACGCTCTACGAATGGTGCCGCACCGGTAAATTCCCCCACCTCCGGCTGGGCCGGAAGGTGCTTGTTTCACGTGAAACAGTAGAGGGCCTCCTGGCCCCCGGCGTGGTGCCGTCCAGCATCGTGGCGCGGGTCGGGAAGGAGAACCTGTGGTGACCGCCCCCGCGCTCTGGGCGCATCAGGAGGCGGTCCAGGCTGACCTCCTGGCCGGTCACAGGCTGCTGCTGTGGGACATGGGCACCGGCAAGACGGCGGCCCTCATCAAGGCGGGCGAGACGGCGGGCGGAGCTGGCCCCGCCGGGCGGCAGCTCTGGGTGACGCTGGGCATGCTGGTCGCCCAGGCGGAGCAGGAGGTGACGCGGTTCCGGCCGGGCGCCCTGGTTCAGGTGGTCCGCACAGGAAAGGACAACATCTGGCCCTCCGCCGATGTTGTCATTGTCTCCTACGACCTGATGCGCGCGGTGCCGATCTGGCGCCAGCTCTTCGCCCTGCGGTGGGCCAGCATGGTCTGCGACGAGGGCCACGCCCTGGCGCACAGCGGCACCGTCCGGACCCGCGCCGTCTACGGCGCCAGGATGGACAGCAAGGGTGCCCTTTTCAGGCGGGCCGACCGGGTCTGGATCGCGACCGGCACCCCGGTGTTGAACACCCCGGACGAGCTGTGGACGCATCTCAGCCGCCTCCGCCCGGACCTCCTGCCGGAGGGGGTCACCTCCGTGGCCACCTTCATGGACCGGTTCTGCGTGGTGAAGATGAAGATATTCGGACCCGTGGTGGTGGGCGGGAAGAACCTCCCGGAGCTGGGGAACATTCTCCGCCAGTGCTCCTCCAGGCTGAAGCTGCGCGACATCACCAGCCTCCCGCCCGTCGTCATGTCCCGCCTGCCGGTGGAGATATCGGACGAGGACCGGGCGGCGATGAACGCGACCATGACGCCGGAGCAGCTCGCGGAGATCGACATCGTCCTGGCCGCCATCGAGGACGGGGACGAGGCGGCGTGGCAGCGGCTCCAGGCGATGATGCTCCCCCTGGCGTCCACCCGCCGGGTGACTGCCCTGGCCAAGGCCCCGGCGGCGGTGGAGGTCATCCGCGCGGAGCTGCTGGGGGGCCTCGACCGGGTCGTCGTCTTCGGCTCGCACATTGACGCCCTCAAGCACGTCGCCACCGCCCTGGCGCCCTACGGGTCGCGCCTCCTCATCGGGGACACGACGCCGGTCCAGCGCGCCACCGCCCTGGCGGACTTTCAGGAGGACGGCGGGCCGCGTGTGCTGATCTGCAACACCACGGTTGGCGGCTTCGGCCTCAATCTGCAGCACGCCTCCCGGTGCGTGATGCTCGACCTCCCGTGGACGCCCGCCGCGCTGGATCAGGCGGTCGCCCGCCTCCACCGCGCGGGGCAGCTCCGGGGCGTGAACGTCTCCCTGCTGGCTGTCGCCCGGTCGGTGGACGCCAGGGTGGCCGACGTGCTCGCCCGCAAGCGTGAGATAATCCATGACATTATCGAAAGGACTTCGTGATGAGTGACGAACCCGAGAACAAGGTGGCCGTCCAGATGATGGTCAATCTGAAGGTCACGCCCCGCTTGCTGGCGTGGTTCCTCCGCCACGCGGACGACGAGGGGGCGGCGGACCTGTCCTCCTTCCCCGGCATCGCCGCCGACGCCCTCTCGGGCCTGCTGGGCGAGCGGATCGAGCACCCCGGCCAGGAGGAGCTGCCGCTGTCGGAGGACGAGCTGCCCCCCTTGACGAACGTGCCCCAGGCGGCCCCGCAGGAGGCCCCACAGGCGCCTGTGGAGGAGGCCCGGAGTGATCGCCCGGCCCCCGTGAAGAGGGCGCCCAGGGCCTCTAAAATGGCCCCCGTGGCGGCCAAGCCTAACGGCGTCCACGGCACGGCGGAGTTAGAGGCTCCCCTGGTCGAAACTCCGCCGTATACGCCCCCGGTAACCCCTTCGGAGGAGGAGCTGCGGGCCGTGCTGGTGGTCCTCGCCAACAAGGCGCCGGGCCGCAACCAGACCGTGATCCAGCTCCTTGAGGAGGTCGGCGGCGCACCGAAGCTGCTGCAGTGCCCTGTGGATAAGTGGCCCGCCATCCTGGCCGCAGCTCAGTCTGCGATTGAGGTCTTCGGTGGGTGACGTGATCCCCGCCGGGCACTCGCCCCTGGGCATGAGCGTCCTTGAACGGCGGTTCATGTGCCCCGGCAGCATGGCGGCGGAGGCGGGGCGGCCGGACCGCCCCAGCTCCTACGCGAAGCGAGGGACGGACCTCCACGCGGTGGCGGCCGAGTGCCTCATCGCCAACACCGACCCGACCGACCACATTCCCGACGACATCGACGGGTGCGACCTCCTGCAGCCCTACGTGGACGAGGTCCGGGAGGCCCACGCCCGCCTGGGCGGCGTCCTGCGGATCGAGCATCAATTCTGGATGCGAGACATTCACGATTTGTTCCGGGGGACCGTCGATGCCGTCATCGTCGCCCCTCCGGTACTCTACGTGGTGGACCTCAAGACGGGAGGGGGCCACGCGGTGCCGGTGCGCCGCCCCGATGGCCGCGTTAACTTCCAGCTCGGGGGGTATGCCCTGGGGGCCATGCAGTCGGTCCCCCAGGGGGTGGAGATCAAGGTGATCGAGCTGGTGGTGGTCCAGCCCCGCCTGGGGCCGCCGCAGCGGGCGACGGTCGGGGTGGGGGAGATGATCGAGCTGGCGGGCGACATGCTGCAGATCGCCAGGGCGGCGACCGCCCCCGACGCCAAGCTGGTCGCCGGCGACCATTGCACATTCTGTCGGGCCGCCGGAGAATGCCCGGCCCTGCGCGCCCAGGCCCTGGAGGCGGCCAGGGCGGACTTCGCGGACCCGCCTGACCCGCTGTCACTCTCGCCGGAGGAGCTGGGGACTTTGCTGACGCGCGCGGACATCGTGGAGACGTGGCTGGCCTCGATCCGCGCGCACGCCCACGCCCTGGCCGAGAAGGGGCAGGCTGTCCCCGGCTGGAAGATCGTCAACAAGCGGGGCCGCCGCATCTGGGCGGACGAGGAGAAGGCCGGGACCGCCCTGCTCGCCGTGGGCCTCACTGACGGGGAGCGGTTCGCGTCCAAGCTGATCAGCCCCGCCCAGGCGGAGAAGGCCCTCAAGACTTACAAGCTGCCGCTACCCGATACGTGGTCCCAGCTCGTGACCATGTCCGATCCAGGCACCACGCTGGTGCCGGAGGCCGACCGGCGCCCGGCCCTTTCGGCGCCGCACTCCGACTTCACCGTTGAACCCGAAGGAATATAAGTCCATGTCTGGAACGAAGAAGCCTGAAGTCCCCCGCCTCGTGGTCGGCCCCGGCCGCATCTCGTGGCCGAACATCCTGCCCCCGGAAGAGACGCCGGATGGGCCGCGCTACCGGATGTCGCTGCTGCTGCCGCCCGGCAGCAAGGACGTGGCCGCCATCCTGGCGTCCTGCGAAGACCTCTGCACCCAGGCCTGGGGCAAGGACAAAGCCAAGTGGCCGTCCACTGCCCGCAAGCCGGATGCGGTCGTTCGCCGGGCGGAAGAGAAGCCCAACTATGCGGGCTACGAACCGGGCTGGCACTTTTTCTCCTGCACGTCCGCCGAGATGCCCGGCATCGTGAACGGGATGCTGGAGAAGGTGACGGACCCGAAAGAGATTTACGGCGGGCGGTGGGCGAAGGTCAGCGTGCGGCCGTTCATCTACACCCGCATGGGGATCGGCATCTCGTTGGGCCTTAGCAACATCCAGTTGCTGAAGCACGACGCCGTCTTCGGGCGGACCTCGCCCACCCAGGACTTCGACGTCGTTGCCGAAGAGATGTCGGAGGAGTTCTGAGCCATGTATCCTACCCGTCCGGGCTTTGTTGCGGGGTCCGATACCAGCGAGGACGCCGCCGACAGCATCAACGACGACGTGCTGGGCCGCCTGCGGCGGAGCATCTACAGGGAGGTGAGACACAGCCCGGCGGGTAGGACATGCGATGAGATCGAGGTGACACTCGACCTCCGCCACCAGACGGCGAGTGCCCGCCTGCGTGAACTGGAGCTAGGCGGGTGGGTGGAGCCGACAGCCGAAAAGCGCCGGACCCGCTCCGGCCGTCTGGCCCATGTCTACAGAGTGGCGTTCTGACCATGCCCCGCCCGGTGCAGCCGACGCTTTATTGGGACTGCGAAACAAGGTCTACGGTCGATCTGCGCCGGGCGGGGGTCTACGTCTACGCCGCCCACCCGGACACTTCGGTGACGCTCGCCCGCCTCGCCATCGGGGGCGAGCCGCCTGTCGAGTGGCGGCCGGGCCAGCGCCTGCCGGATCGGTTCCGGGCGGCGCTGGAGGACCACAAGTTCCGCATCGTCGCCCACAACGCCGCTTTCGAGCGGATCATACTCCGGGACATCCTGGCGCCCCGGCATGGCTGGCCGGAGGTGCCGGTCTGGCGGTGGGACTGCACGATGGCCCGCGCCAGGGTCCAGGCCCTGCCGGGGTCGCTGAACGACGCCGCCATCGCCATCGGCCTGGACGTGAAGAAGGACCAGAAAGGCTACAGCCTCATGCTCCGCATGTGCCGCCCCCGCTCCACGCTGGTGGACGGGACGCCGGTCTGGTGGGAGGACGAGGAGCGCATGCTGCAGCTCTCCGACTATTGCAGCATCGATGTGAAGGTCGAGCGCGCCCTGGACGGCAGCCTCCGCGCCTTCCCGCCGGGGGAGAAGGAAGCCTGGGAGCAGACGGAGGTGATGAACGACAGAGGCGTCTGCTTCGATCTGGACTTCGTCCGCGCCGCCAAGGTCATCGCGGAGGAGACGCGGGTGGTGCTGGATTGCGTGATGTCGGAGCTGACGGAGGGGCGCGTCAAGCAGGCCTCCCGCATCAAGGATTTGAAACGATACCTCCTGGCCCAGGGGGTGGACCTGTCGCAGCCGCCGGAGCTGCAGCGCGACAGCGACCTCGTCACCGAAGAGGTGGTCGAGGCGGAGGAGGACGAGGAGCCGGAGGAGGAGAGCCTCCCCGACATGCGCCGCCGGGACGTGATCCGCCTCCTGGCCGACCCCCGTGTGGGGGAGCACGAGCGCGACGTCCTGAACGTCCGCCTGGAGGCGGGGAAGATCAGCGTGCGGAAGCTGGACGCCATCGCGGAGCGCGCCGACGCGGAGGGCGTGGTCCGGGGCATGCTGGGCTACCACGGCGCCAACACCGGGCGCTACATCAGCCACGGCGTGCAAATCCAAAACTTCCCCCGCGACGTCGTTGCGGATTGGGAAGGGGTCCGCAACGTGATGGCGGGCGGCGGCGAGCTGGTCAACGCCCTGGTCGGCCCGCCCCTCGACGTGATCTCCAAGATGTTGCGGGGGAGCATCATAGCCCGGCCGGGGTTTGAGATCGCCTCCGGGGACTACAGCTCCGTCGAGGCCTGCGGGGTCGCGTGGCTGTCGGGCCAGACCGACCTCCTCGATGCGTTCATGGAACGTCGCAAGATATACGAGGAGATGGCCGCCAGGGTCTTCGGCATGAGGGCGGCGGACGTCGCCCCCGATAGCTGGCAGCGGCACGTGGGCAAGACGCTCGTGCTCGGCGCCGGTTACCAGATGGGGTGGTGGAAGTTCCGCGAGACGGTCCTCGCGATGGGCGGCGTGCTGCTGTCGCCGGAGGACGCGCAGCGCGCGGTGACGGTCTACCGCGACACCTTCCCGCGCATCCCGAAGCTGTGGTTCGCGCTGCAGGACGGGGCGGTCGAGGCCGTGGGGCGGCCGGGCGTGGTGATCTCGGTCCACACCGGCCTGGGGGCGAAGGTCGCGTTCCTCAAGGACGGGCAGTGGCTCCGCATGAAGCTGCCGAGTGGCCGATACCTCTGGTACAATCAGCCCCTGCTGGAGCCGGGCAAGTTTGGCGGCAAGATGGTCACCTACATGCAAGTGAACCCGAAGTCGAAGAAGTGGGAACGCGGGCACACCTACGGGGGCAGGCTGACGGAGAACGCCGTGCAGGGCCTCTGCCGCGACCTCATGGTCCACGGCACGCTGCGGCTTGAGGACGCAGGCTACAGGCCCATCGCCTTGGTCCACGACGAGATCATCTGCGAGCCGCCGGTCGGGCACGGGTCGGTGCCCGAGATGCTCGACGTCATGTGCCAGCTCCCCGTCTGGGCGGAACGCTTCCCCCTGTCGGCCAAGGGCCGCCGGGGGCCGCGCTACGTCAAGTAGGCCTACCGGGTCGGCGTCACGTCGAAGTCGTAACGACGTTTCGGGGGCTGGGGCGACGGGTCGAAGAGGCCCGGTAGCTGGTCCGTCTGGGTCGCGCCCCACATGCCCGCCGTGGGCTGGCCGGGCATGTTCCGGGCGGCTTGGTTGGTCAGGTAACGCTTGCCCGCGTCGGAGCGCATGAGGGCCTGCGCGGCGGTGGGGAGGACGAGGCTGGCGCCGGTCGAGATCGCGGCAGTGAGGGGGTCGTGCGCGAGGCCGCCGCCTATCGCGCCGCCGGTCAGGAGTGACTGCCAGAAGAGACGCTGCGCCGTGCCGCTGTTGGGGATCGTTTCGGTCAGGAAGGTCTTGCCCGCCGCCGCGAGGTCGCGGAGGTCGCCCGCGCCCTTGGCGACGAAATTGCCGGTGCCCTTCTTCAGTTGCTCGATCAGCCCGGACGGCGGGATGTTCCCGGCCAGGGTGTAGGGGGTGCCCTTGTTCATGGCCCCCTCGATGACCTTTCCGCTAGCGTATTGACGGCGGGCCTCCGCCAGGGCGGCGCCCTCCTCCGCGTTGGCGATGTTGCGGCCGAACCCGTCGCGCAAGGCGTTCCGCATCTCCAGCAGTGTGTCCTTCACTGCCGGGTCGGTGCCGGTCCGGATCATCCGCGAGAGGTCGCTGTCGAGCTGCTTGTAGGCTGGCCCCGGCACGTAGGTGCCGCCGCTGGGCTGGTTCAGTATCTTATCCACGAAGTCATTGTATTTTCTCTGCACCACACCGAAGGCCTCGTCCGACATCGTGCGCCTCGCGGTGGCGAGGCTCTCGGCAATCGGCTGCATCGTCGCCGGGTCAAGGTTCAGGTCGTTTCGGCCGTATATCTCCTGCATCCTCGTCCCGGACCGGTCGAGCGCCTGCTGCACCACGCCCCTGTTGGCGGCGTCGCCCGCGATGCCGGGCGTGGCGTAGTCCGCGTTGTGCTCCCCCGCCCGCGCCAGGGCCGCCTTGTTGAAGGCGATGCGCGCCGCCTCCTTGTCGGCCGCCGCCGGGCCTCCGGTGAACGGGAGGTTCTCCAGCACGCTCTCGACCGCCTGCATCGGCTTGCTACCGGACTGGTGCCCCGGTGAGATGGGCACGCCCTCCGCCAGCAGGAGGTCACGCAGGCGGGCCTGCTCCGGGTTGAGCTGCGACAGGCCGGGTGAGACGAGGCCCCGGAACACGCCCGCCCCCAGGGGGACCGCCGCCGCTCCGGCCAGCCCGCCCCACTTGCTGCCGGTGGCCTGCTCCGCGCTGCCGCCCGCCGCCCCGGAGGTGAGCTGCATGAAGGGATTGGCGGAGAGGTTGGTCGCCACGCTGCCGGTCATGCTGCCGGGCTGGACGGAGGTCGCCATGTCGCCGCCCTCGACCAGGGCCTGCCGCGCGCCACCCGTCTCCCCCAGGGCGCCCCTGGCGCCCCTGGCAATGCGCGCCACCCCTGCGGCCGGGACCATCATGCTGGCGGCGTCACCGACCCCGTGGCCCGCGCTGTAGAGGTTCCTCTCCGTTGGCGTGTCAGGCTTGAGGTGGCCCCCGGCGAGGTAGTCCCCGACCGAGTTGAGGGAGCTGCGCGCTAGCCCCGAGAAGTAGTCCGGGGGCGTGGCGGGGAGGCCGGTCTTCCTCACGCCCCACTGGATCGCGTCGGGGATCGCGCCGACCGCGTTGCCGATGGCGTCGTTCAACCCGGTCCCGAAGGCCCGCGTGCCGCGCCCGACGCTCTCCGCCGTGGAGCGGTTGGCGATCTCCAGTTGGCGGTTGCTCTCCTCCATCGCCTTCTGCTTCTTCGCGACCTCGTTCGCGAAGAAGTCTTCCATCGGGGGTGCCGGTGACGTCGTGGTGCCCATCGTCGCCTCCTATCGCAGCGCGGCGGGGTCGAGGCCGTGCTCGCGCATGAGCTGCTCCGCCGCCGCTCGGGCGGTCGGGTTCTTCGCCACGTATTCCCGCAACCCGGCGGTGTAGGTGTCCGGGGTGTGCCCCTCCGGGAGCGGCTTGTTCTGCCCCGGCGGCACGTAGTGCGAGATGGTGGTCGGCTCCGGGTAGACGTTGTCCGGGTCGATATCCTGACGCTTGGCGAGGTTGCGATACATCGACACCCGCTCTTTCCAGGGCTGCTCGTAGGTGTGCATCACGCTCTCGGCCATGTTCACGAGCTGCTCGCGAATGACCGGGGACAGCTTGCCCTCGCCCTGCACTTGCTGGACCCACCCCTTGAGCGTGTCGAAGACGCCGCCCGTGCGCTGGATCATGTCGCTCTCGGGTCCACGCACCACGCTCTGGGGGTCGAGCATCTTGGCGTAGGCGTAGATCATCGCGAGGTCGGAAGAACCGTTGCCGACCGGCGCCGCCTGCCGGAGGATGGCGAGCTGCGGCTTGGCCAGCGTGTATTGCGTGTATACGTTGCCGCTCTCGATCTCCTTTCGGGCGTCGGCGGTGTCGCGGAAGATGCCCTGCCGCCGCTGCTCGACGTTGCGCTGCTGCTCCAGCACAGTGCTGGCGGACACGACCTTCTCGCCATCCGGCCCAAGCTGCACCACGGTGCCGGGCGGGTAGCGCCCCTCGATCTCCGCCGGGGACAGGATGCGGGTGCCGCCCTTGGAGTGGACGGTCCGCGTGCCGTCCGGCTTGATCTCCACAATGGCGGTCGGGTCGAAGTGGTCCGCCGCCAGCTCGGCGGCGTTCGCCATGCGGGACTTGCCCGCGCTGGTGACGTGGATGGTGTTGTCGGGCATGCGGAACGCGATGCTGTCGGGCGCCATGCTCAAGGCGATCTTCTGCGACACGGTCAGCTCTTCGGCCTTAGCGTCCTGCAGCTTCTCCGGCTTGCCGTCCGCGCCCTTGCCCCAGACGAAGCGCGGGTCGAGCTTGAACCGCTCGATCTCCGCCGCGCTGAGAGGCTCGAACGGCGCGTCCTGCAGCTTCTTCGGCACCCCGTTCTCGTCCCACACCCAGGTCGCCTTCGGGTTCAGCTCGTAGCGTTGCACGGCCGTGGGCGACAGGCGGGTCGGCTCGATCTTGGCCGACTGCTGCAGCATGTATGCGCGGGCCTCCTTCGCCGTCATGCCCCGCATCAGCGTGAGCTGGTCGGTCGTGAGGGAGGACAGTCCGGACACGCGCCGCCGGGGTTCGTCGGTGGCGTCCAGCTTGGACGCACCCCCCGCGCCAACACCCCCGCCAGAGGCCCCAGGTTGCCCCGTGGAGCCTCCCCCGGCGGGGACAGGCTGTGCCACCCCGGCGTCGGTGACGGAGCCTCCAGGGGCCTGTAGCGCGGCCCATTTGGACACAGGCGTCTTGTTCGCGTCGGTCGGGTCGCCGCCCCCGGTGAGCCACGTCTTGAGGCCCCCCACGCCGCCCAGCCACGCCGCCTGGAGCAACCCTTGCGGGGTGATGGTGACGTTGCCGATGGTCTTGCCGACGTAGCTGTCCAGGCCCTGGCGCTGGATGTCCTTCCAGTTGTGCGCCATCGCCGCCTCGCCCGCCGCCTGCTGGGCGTCGGGGTTCTGGAGGAATTGC